GTAAATTTATTTACGATATGTCGGGCAATGCTCGGTAAAAGCTATTGACATATAGATTATATATGATATAACTATATGTATGATATAATATCGTTGGCCCCTATATGGTTACTCAACGTTATTAAACCTAAACTTCCGCAAACAACATAAAGCTTTCGGACAACCTAATGTCTCATGGCCCGTTTTACTAGAAGGTTGGCCGACTTTCTAATAAACGCACCCTAGTAGAACTTAGCCTCTGTATAAAGTCATTAGTCGTTTGCATCTGTGTCTTATGCTAAGGAGAAATTAACATGGCATTTTCGACAGCCGCTGGATATGGTAACTTACCAAACGGTAACTTTTCACCAATTATCTACAGCAAACAGGTGCAACTTGCATTCCGCAAAGCATCTGTCTGTGAGGCAATTACTAACTCTGATTATTTTGGGGAAATTGCAAATATGGGTGACTCAGTAAAAATTATTAAAGAACCTGAGATCACTGTTCAACCCTATCTGAGGGGCACGACAATAACGCCACAAGATTTAGACGATGAGGACTTTTCATTGACAATCGACAAAGCGAATTATTTTGCTTTTAAGGTTGACGATATAGAAGAAGCCCATTCCCACGTAAACTTCCAAGGTCTTGCCTCGGATCGTGCGGCTTATCGTTTAGGCGATCAGTTTGACCAAGACGTACTTGGTTACTTAACAGGCTTTAAACAGTCTGCATTACATGGAAGTCCAGACACTGTAAATACTACCGTAAATGGTACAGTTGCAGTTTCTACAGCAGGAACTGACGAACTATTAGCGTCAATGAAAATTACCGCTGGTAACTTTGGTGGTACGGCTGGTGAAGCTCTTGCTTTACAACCTCGTACTGGTGGAGCTACTGACTCAACACCTGCTGCTGGTGATACTTTCCCACTAACCGTCATTGCACGTATGTCACGTCTGTTGGATCAACAGAATGTGGATACCCAAGGTCGTTGGTTGGTTGTAGACCCAGTATTCATGGAACTTCTGAAAGATGAAGATTCACGTTTGTTTAACGCTGACTTCGGTGGTTCTGGTCTTCAGAATGGTCAAGTCGGAACTAACATTCATGGTTTCCGTGTATACACATCTAACAATCTTCCTACAGTTGGTACTGGTCCGTCCTTTACAGGTACGAACTCAACTGCTAACTTTGGTATGATTGTAGCTGGACACGACTCAGCTGTTGCAACTGCAGAGCAGATCAACAAAACTGAGACTTATCGTGACCCAGACAGCTTCTCGGACATCGTTCGTGGAATGCATCTGTACGGACGGAAAATTCTTCGTCCTGAAGCCTTGGTTAACGCCAAGTATCATTTGGCATAGGGGGATATAAATTATGGCTACGTACTCATCTAGTTTACAAGCAGTCCACCGACCAACTGCACCAGCACCATACTTACTTAGTAATACAATTGATATTGCAGTAGAGAATGTGAATAACGCTGCAGCACTAGCTGCTAACGATATTTTAAAAGTCTTTACTTTACCAACAAATACTATGATTATGGCTGCTGGTTTTGAGGTCACTGCACTTCTTACTGGAGAATCTAACGATACAACATTCAACCTTGGTATTACTACCGCCTCTACTGGTGGTATTGCTGCTGATGTTGACGAGTTTGTTGCAGCTATGGACACAGACGCTATGGCGGTTGGTTCCTATGCTACTATGATTCCCGGTGTTTATCCAGCTGTTGTAGGTTCAACTGCAACTACGATAGACCTAGAACTTCAAGCAGCAGGTACTGCACCAACAGGCGGTAAAATCCGTGTGTGGTGTGTCCTGATGAACATTGATGATCGAGGTAATTATAGTGCTTCTGAAGCACAACGTGACGCACTTGCGTAACTAAACTAATGAGTGGGCTGCTTAACTGTGGCCCACTTATACTTATGTATAGAGGAATGATTTATGGGTATTACTACAGCAATGTGTACAAGCTTCAAGAAAGAATTACTTGGTGGACTACACGACCTTGACACAGATACAATTAAACTAGCTCTTATTAAACCTAGTAATAGTGGCACATATGGCGCTGCTACTACCAATTATTCAAATGTAACAGATGCTTCTGATGAGTCTTCTGGTACTAACTACCCTGCAGGTGGACAAGCTTTAGGTAGTCCTGCTATCACAATTAGTGGAACAACTGCTATGGTAGACTTTGCAGACGAAGTATTTGCAAACGTGACTACATCTGCTGTTGGTTGTATTTTATATAATACAGCAAACTCAAACTCTGCTATTTGTGTAGTTGACTTTGGGGGTACAGTAACCGCTGTTGCTGGTGACTTGACTATTGAGTTCCCTTCGGTTGGAGCAAGTACTACTATAATTAGAATAGCATAAAGGTCTAAGCAATGGCTGTCATTCGTCTTTCGGCAAGATATGGATCAGGTAAGTTTGGTCTTTCTAAGTACGATGAAGAGTTTGTATCTATTGCGCTTACCGGAGTTGTTGGTACAACTGCTCTTGGATCAGTAACACTAGGACCCGTATCAGTAACATTAACGGGTGTATCTGCAAGAGGTTTTGTTGCAGTTTCTACAGACGAAGTAGAAGAGGCTGCAGCACTAGGAAGTTTTGATTCAGTTGCATTTAGAACTTCGTTACTTGCAGACTTTGGTGTGGGTAACTCAGTTACTCCTACGGGCGTAGCTGCAACAGGACAAGTACAAGCTATTACCACAATACATGTGGAAGCTGGTTTAACAAGTCAGGCTGGTACAGGAGCAATTGGTGTTATATTAACAAGTTCTGTTATATTTGATTTTGAAGCTGTAAGAGAACAATACAGTAGAAGACGTTCAGTCACTGTCCAGAGGGCTGCGTAATGTCTACAGCAGCAGAAAGAATAGTACGTATAGCTGGAGAAACTAGATTAGTTATTGTAGAAAAACATACGACATCTGCAGATAGAACTGTACATGCAACTGAGGTATAATAAATGAGTTTTCGTTGGCCTATTAAAGACCCTGATGAACAATTAGATTATAGTGTAGATTGGTCACGTTTTCTTGTTGACGCAACTATATCTAGTGTTGTGTGGTTTGTTAAGACTAATACCTTTAATACTAAAACTACACTTGCAGGTGGTCAAACTCTTACCACAGCATCAAGTAGCGCAGTAACTGATACTATACAAAATGTATCTCAGACTAACACTACTACAGTAGCTACTATTAATATTGCTGGAGGTACAAATAACGCAGAGTACACTTTCTTTTGTAGAATGGTTGATAACACAGGCAGTCAAGCAGAGCGTAGTATTAAACTACGAATAAAGGAACGATAGATGGCGTATGATTATATTGGGTTAGTTAATGATATTAACCGTAGGCTTAATGAAGTAGAACTTACATCAGATAACTTTGCTTCTGCTGTAGGTGAGTATAGTATGATAAAAGATTCTATAAACTCAGCTATACGTTTTGTAAACCAGCATGAATATGAATGGCCCTTTAATCATGTAGAGGCAGAAGAAACACTGACTGCAGGTACAGTAAGATACGCCTACCCATCAGATGCTAAGACGCTATCAATTAATAGTTTCCGTATTAAACGGGATGCCACGCTAGGTAATGAAACAAGGCGCTTATCTATTCTTTCTTATGAAGAGTATCTAGACAGGCACGTAGACGCAGAATATAATACATCAGATAATACACGTTCTTTGCCTCGCAGTGTGTTCAGGACACCTAGCTTAGAGTTTGGCTTTGTTCCTGCACCAGATAAAGCTTACGAAGTCGTATACGAATACTATAGGCTTCCTATAAATCTATTTAATCCAACAGACGTACCTACTGTACCAGAACAGTTTAGGCATATCTTAGTAGATGGTGCCATGCACTATGCTTACATGTTTAGGGGTGAGACACAAGAGGCATCCCTCATGCAACAACGGTTTGAGAGTGAGATTAAAAGTATGCGTAGTCTTTACATTAATAGATACGACTATGTGAGGTCTACTGTTATTACACGCACAGGATCTTCCGTAACTTCCGCTGGGGTGACTTAATATATGGCAACTACACGCCAAACATACCCTATAGAATTTAAGGGTGGGCTTGTTACTAACATGAGTCCGTTGCAGCAGGGTATTAACTCACCCGGCTCTGCTCGTATACTTAGAAACTTTGAACCCTCTGTTCGTGGCGGCTACCGTAGGATTGAAGGTTACAGCAAGTACAACAGTACTACTATACCTCCCTATGGCCAGCCAGTAGTTCATGGAGGAAGCCAAGGCACGACAACAGCCCTTGTACTTGGTAACATCCATAAAACACCAGAGGTTGGAGACACATTAACAATAGCTGGTGTTTCAGGTACGTATACTATTGCTTCAGGTGGCGTGACCTTTGATGCAACAAACAACAGAGTTACCTTAGCACTTACAACAGCCAAGGCCTCTCAACCAGCCAATGCTGCTGCAGTTACATTTACTTCTACAGTAACTAAACATCTCATCACGGGTGTGGGTGTATTTATTGATAAC